TAAAGGTTGTTGTTGTCCTGCTTGTTCTTGAGCAGCCAACATTGCTTGAACTTCAGGGCTAGCAGGTGACGCACCCGCAGCGCCCGCAGGACCAGCAGGCATACCTTGTTGTTGTGGTGCAGCATTAATAAACTCATCAGGGTTTTTTACACCAAAACCCATCTGCAATACATAGGCGGCAAGTTTACCCATGTCAACAATACCTGCACCCGCAAACGGTGCAAGTGCATCAACCATCTGTAATGCCATTTGACGGCGGAACGACTCATTCGCTGGCTGCGTTGAACCTGCAGCAACTTCAAAATCAAAGTCACCTTGCAAATAGTCACGGTCAAAGTTAACCCAAATAGGTTCCCCGTCTTTGCCCATAACACGTGCCACTTGTTCACCAATCATATACTGTTGAGCCAACTGCACCATACGACGACCAATTTCGGCAATAGCCTGCTCAACAGTAGCCAACTTATCCGAAGTTCTGGCATTGGCTGCATCTTGCATTAACGATGTTTCGGTTGCGGTGCGGCGAATCTCTGATACGCCGCCACGTTGAAACTCTGTTACTCCAGAAATACGGTCAATGTCACCAACAATCAAATTAGTTTGATTATAAAACTCTGGTGGGTTAATAACCGCTGGGAAAGCAGAGACAACACCGCCCAAACTTTCATCCGAGATAACAGGAACCATAACGTTGTCTTGGTCTGACTCCAAAGCAGTGCGACCCAACTGGTCAAACGCATTTTCTTTATACAAATATTTGCGTGCAAACTTTTTGCGATGATTCATCATCTGCGAACGTGTTTCGTTCAATTCTTTTTGCAACGGTTCAATAGATTCCAAATCACCCATCGGATAGAAATGGTCAGGGATATCATAATTGCGCAACATCACAAATGGTTGCCCAAACGCATACGGCATTTTTATTGGCTTAACTAAAAAGTTTTCGCCTTGTTCAGAAAAAATGCTCATCGTGTTATTGGCTACATCATAATATTCCCAAATTTCTGCATACCCAGCGTTTTTGTCATGAATTTTTTTGCGTGAAGGGTCATCAGCATAACGGCTAACAGCCATAACTTTAACTTGGTCACGAGCAACTTTATTGTAACGTTTATCTTGTTTTACGTCATTAATTGGTCGGCGGATACGTTGTGCAATCCAACGAATATCGTGCATGCTTGTTGCGTCTGGGTCAACAAAAATATCATTAGGAGAAACCCGTTCAGCGAACGGGCTATCTTCCAAAATTATACTAGTAGGTGTTGACTCCCCACCAGGAACAGGGTCGGAAACTTCTGTGTCGCCACCTTGGGTGTCTTCTTCCTCAACAAAACGATAACCAACCTTCATCCAACCATGCCCAACTGTTAACATGTCTTTTACGGCACGACGAAAATGTGAACGAACATCACGATGTTTCCACCAATAATTCACCACCGCTTCAGCGATAACCGCTTGTCCAGCATTGTCTGGATTAACAGCATTGACAGAAATCTTCGGATAGTTAACCGAAATACTTGGCGAAATAACGTTAATTGTAGAAAACGAAATGTTAACCAACATGCGGTCTTCTGTTTTATAGTCATCAAAGTGGCGACCTTTATACATGTCAACCATTCGTCGCCAAGTGCCATCATACCCGTCATCTTTACGCCACTTGCGGCTAGATTCAATACGTTGTTTAGACTGCGCCAAATAGTCTGCCATGTTTTTCTTAACCATTATACATCCTTACCTTTGTGCCAACCAATATGTTCATCTAACTTTGTGTCTACATTATCAACCTTATCAGCAACCTGTTGCAACAAATCCCTAGACTCGGCATGTTGACTAGTGTTTTCTGAACGCAACTTGTTTAAAACAACCACCATTGGACCTGTTATAACCGCAACTAAAATAGGTACAAGGATGGCTTCCATATTACATCCAATTAGTTACAGGTTCAGCCTGAACTCCGTTAATAGCGGCATCCGACATAATTTGTCGTTGCTTTTCAGCAATGGTATCCCCATGAAAGTTGTCTTTGCCGTAAGTAAACCCTAAACGAACACTTTTTATGTGACAGCCGAAACAAATTGCACCACGATGGGGCAATTCTTCATCATAAAACTGTCTAGAACATTCTTCGCAAGTAAAATTTGTCATCTAATAACACTTTCCTGTTCCCAAACTAACGAAAAGGAGTCTGACTGCGCACATTATGTGCGCCAATAGGTGTTTTTTCTGCTTTACGACCACCAAAAATATGTTTTTCCCACCACAACAAACTATTTGCGGGCGGTTTATCAGCAGGACGATACTCCGACAACCAAACATACTTCAACATCTGATTAGCAATAGCCAAAGAAATAACACGGTCATCATGCGGACTACCAGACATTTTACCATTTTCTTTACGAACAAAAGTGCGTAACTCCGCAATAGTTAAACGGTCATAAATTTGAACAGTATCAGTACGCATAGCAGCAGACAATTCATCAATAGCCAAAGGTTTAGTAGTAGCCGTAGTACGCCAACCCAAAATGTCTGTAGCCTCAGGGCGAACATGTGCTAAACGGCGTTGTTTATAAAGATTTTTATAACCATGTTTTTGGGCAGCCTTAAGAGTAGTTAAACCATGATTATTGTTTTCAATACCCAATAACGCAGTGTTATACCACCAACCTATTTCTGCTAACATTTCACCAAACAAATCAGGTTCAATACGACCATGCCAAGTAGCGACAACTACACCACTTTTAGCCTCTATAATGTGTGCGGAACTATAGTCACCATAAGATAAACCTTCAGAAACGTCAGCGCCAATTACGTAAACAGATTCTTTTTGTGGGAAAGCCCAAATATGCAACTCTCCATTTTCCGAATAACGGAACTCTCCATTCCCATCCGAATACAAATGATAATAACCACGACTAGGTTCTACAAGAGACATGTCATCTAACATTTGAATATCAAAAACGGGATTACCTGATTTGATAAATGCTTCTTCGGGGAATGTTGGGTATTCTTGGTGTAGTTGCCAAGGGTGCATGTTAGCCGCTTTGGCATCATACCAGTCTTGGTTGCGTTCGCCGTCAGCAGACCAAGGGAAAAAGATGCCTTTAAACTTGTTGGCGTTGGTTTGTGAACCAACCCACAACTCGTGATAAAAATTGCCTGACCCATTAGCAGTAGACAGACCAATCACACGACCACCAACGTCCGTAACAGGTTCAATAGAAGCCCACGCTTCCTCAGCATTAGGTAAGAACGCCCATTCGTCTACAATTACCAAATACACTGACTCGCCACGAGCAGGGTCGTTGCTGGACGGCAAAGATTCAATAGCGGATTCGTTGTCAAATACCATTTTTAATTGGTGTTCGGTAATTTGTTGCGGACCACGCAACTTAAACCATTGAGGCAAAAATCGGTAACCATACTTAGCCTTAGATAATAACTTTACAGACTCACGTTCAGTACGGCTTAACATTACAATAAAACGGTCAGAAAAAAAGTATGCTAACCAAAAACTATAGGCGGCAGCCAACGTACTAAACCCAATTTGGCGAGCCTTGAGGACGATACTGTAACGTTCACTCATCCAAGTTTTAACAGTTTCTGTTTGCGCTAGACGTAACTTAAACAAAATACGTCCTTTTTGAGGATGTTTTACAAACCAATATTTTTCACAAAAATAAGAAAACGCAACCAACTGTTCATCCACACTAGCATTTTCGGGTCCACGACATTTACGGAACTCTGCTTCGTTTAACAGTTCATTTAATTCCATTATTTACCCCAAGGCTGCCAACCATTGCCGTTACGTTCCTCAGAGTACTCAAAAATAGCCAAACCAGCCTGTAAATTTACTTTAGGATTTAATAACTCTTTACACGAACTTAAAACACCTTGAGATTGCAACCATCCACTAGGATTATATTTATTAGGCAAACACCAAAATTGATTAATTTGCAACAACCCACCAGAACCACCATTTGGGTCAGAAGAATTAAACACTTTGGGAAAACAACGTGACTCACGCCACATAATATAATCTAATTTAGATAAATCAGACCTAGACCAACCCACATCCAAAGCATCATCCAACCAATGTCCACATTTACCAACCAACTCCTTAGACACAGCATGGACATGGGCGATTGGCATAATTAGACATGCAACAATAATGGATATAAACCATTTACGCATAACACCATCCTAACAGATTGTTATTTAGATTATTGCAAAAATTCTTTCACCGCTACAGGAACATCATCCCCAGCCACATAACGGATATGCCAAGGTTCAGACTGAACTTCGTGGCTAAACCCAAACTTGTCTTCGTTGTTTAACAGCCATTCTAATATTTTACCATTAGCGTTAGCAACATCAACAGCCAACCCCAACATGTGACGGCTACAAGTCTTAGCATCATCGTTCGGTGCAGCCAAAGGCGCAAAACCACGTTTTAGCCACCATTTCTGACCATTCCAAGTACGACTAGTAGAATTAGCAACAGGTTCTTTTCTGTAGCGTTGCAAAAACGCAGCCTTTTGCTGGTCAATGCTACGAAACTGGTCACCCAAACTAGTTGGCTTCAAAGTAATACCATCTTTAGCGGCAGCAGCAACCATCGCATCCCACGCATCCGCAGCACACAACTCCATTTTGCCGCCACTAACAGTTTTACGCAAAATATCTGGCGTAACCTGACTAGGTTTTTTCCCTGCTAAATGGCTACAGTATTTTACTGTAACAACAGGATACGGCATTATTTGCCGAACGCCTTGCTGATTTCATCAGCCGACAACTCGCCATCAACACTGGCGGCAGCCAACTTTTGAACAACACCAAACAACGCTGTTAGTCCAGCCACACCAGCAGATTTAACAACATCCACACCCAAAATAGCGCCACCAGTCACAATTGGCAACGCACTAGCAATAAACAGCGAAACCAAACGCTGTACGAGGT